CAAGCGTGAGTCGTCGCGTATGGGCGAGTTGTCGTCGTGTGACTTTTGCGGGGCTACGGGCGGCCGTTGTGGTTGTTCTGACTGTCGTGGGGAACCTGCCGTGGAGGCGGAGGTTGAGGCGAGGTTTTTGAAGCCGTTCCCGAATCCGAGGTTGATCTGCATATATTTCGGCGAGCGTAAAGATCCCGTGATGGCGAGGTGCGTGGTGAGGTTGGGCATGAATTGGGCGCCTAACGCGAAGGTGAAGGTGGTGAAGGTGGAGGGGGAGGATGATTTGTACCGACTTGCGTGAGGAGAGGGCGCGGAAGGACGGGCGGATTGACGCGATGTTGCGTGAGATGGTTGTGCTGGAGGGTTTGGAGAGTTTGTCGGAGTCCAGACCGCCGCGCAGTTTTTCGATGCGTGAGATCGGAGATTTTATCGGGGTAAGTTTATGGACGGTGGAGCGTATCGAGAGGGAGGCTCTGCAAAAAATCAAAAAACAATGTTATGATGGGAAGTTATGATGGAAGAGAATGAAGTGCAGGAATTTTCGAGGGAGCCTGACGTCGATGAGTTGAAGTCTGACTTCAATCGATGTCGCTTGAGTTTGGGGTATTGGCGTGATCGGGCGGAGGAGGCCCGTGACGTCCGTCGCAACGAGTGGGCGGGGAAGGGTCGTTATGGCCGCAAGGAGGGCGATGACGCGTTCCCTTGGGCGGGAGCGAGCGACCTGGAGCCTAATTTGGTAAATCCGTTGATAGACGGTGACGTGGCTTTGTTGAAGAGCAGTTTGAAGAAGGGGAACTTGGTGGCGGCGCCGGTTGAATCGGGTGACATCAAGACGGCCAAGTTGGTTACCGAGTTCATGCAGTGGCGTCTTGGCACGATGGATGAGATGCCTCGAGAGGCTGGGGTTGCGGCGAATCATTTGTTGGAGACCGGCACGGCGTTTTTGGGGATATACTGGAAGCGAGACGTGACGCGGGTATATGAGCCTATCACTTTGGAGGAGATTGCTGGGCAGGCGCCTGAAGTGGCGGCTGCGATAGAAGATCCCGACATGACGGATGCCGTGATTGACATGGTCCGTCAGGCTTTCCCCGCTTTGAGCAAGAGCAGGGTGAGGAAGATGGTTAAGGAGTTGCGCGGCGACGGGGTGACGGAGATGCCGACTGAAAAGGTTACGTCGAACAGGCCGGCGATCCGCGCTTATGAATTGGGGCGTGACTTGATATTGGACGGGAACGTCTTGGATTTGCAGACGGCGAGGGCGGTTTATTGCGTTCACTGGTACACGCCTGAGACTTTGAAGGAGAAGGTTTTGCTTGATGATTGGGATTCCGATTTCGTGGATGACGCGATTGAGGTGACGACTGGCAAATCGGAAGTCGGCATGTCGTTGATCGGGGAGTATTCGTATGGGGATGGCTCGGAGGTTCCGAGGGATTACGAGGGGCTGGTTCGTTTGGTTACTTGTTATCGGAAAGACATAGACGAGGACGGGGTGCCTATTTGTTCGACGACGATATTCAGCGAGGGGGTGGAAGGTTATGCGAAGCATGGCCCCACGATGTATGACCCCGGCAAATATCCGTTCGTCGCCATTACAAGGGAGCATTTGTCGAGGCGTTTGCTGGACAGTCGGGGCTATCCCGAGTTGTTGAGGTCGTATCAGCTTGCGGTCAAGACGGAGTTAGATTCACGGCGCGACAGGGCGAGCCTTTCGACGGTTCCTCCGGTCGAGTACCTGGTGGGTCGCCGTCCGGAAAAGCTCGGACCCGGAACGCAAGTGCCGGTCCGCCGGCGGGGCGAGGTGGGGTATATGGAGATCCCCAGATATTCGCCTGCATCGACGGAAGTGGAAATGGAATTGCGGGCTTTGGCGAACAAGGTGACGGGCAGACCGACGAGCGAGCTTGATGCGGTTGAGGCGAACACTTTGAGGCAATCGTTGGTGGACAATTGGCTATTCGCCTGGAAAGAGGTTTTGCGGATGGTCTGGAGTTTGCAGCGCCAGTATGGGGGTCCGGAGGTTTGGTTTCGGGTAACGGGCAACGAGGAAGGGGCTCAGATCATAATGGACGAGACGGCGGATCTCTATGATTTCGACATTAGTTGGGATGCGGCGAACGCGGATTCTGACAAGGTTTTGAAGAAACTGGAGACGGTTGGCCAGGTCTTGGCTCAATATGACCGAAGCGGTCAGGCTCGTTACGACGAATACTTGAGGGTTTTCCTCGAGGCAGTTGATCCTAATTTGGCGAGCAAGTTGATTGCTCCCGCCCAAGAGGCGACCAACAAGGAGGTGGAGGAGACTTCGGCTGATTTGGCGAAGATATTCTCGGGTCAGGTGGTCAATGCTCCGCCTAATGCGAACGTTCAACTGCGTTTGCAGATCATGCAGCAATATTTGCAAGGGACCGAGGAGATCCCTGCCCAGGACGTCCAAGCTCGGATCGAGCAGGACGAGCAATTCGCGGCGAGGTTGCAGAATTATGCATCTCAGCTTGAATTCCAGCAGACTCAACAGCGGAACGCCTTGACCGGAGCCCTAGGGGCTCCTCCGGGCAACGTGCCGGCAACCTCGGTTCAAGGGGCGTAGGGCATGGGCATGACCTTGATGCAAGCGATAGCTCGTCTGCAAGGGCGGGACGATTGGGAAGCGGTGCTTGAGTACTTGGGTCAGGAGAGGGAGTCGTGTCTGGTTGATTTCCAGAATCCGGAACACACGTCCAGCCCGCAACATTTGGCGCGTTTGGCGGGAGAGATAGCGGCCCTTGATCGAACTTTGAAAATTCTTAGTGATGTCGGACCAGACGCAGAGTGAAAAATTCAAGACCGAGGTAAAGGCATTGCTTTACCGTTGGACTGAGGAGAGTGATTTGGACGATCTTGGATTGGCCGAGAGTTTGCTGGGCGCCGTGAACGAGTGGCTGGGCGAAGACGTCATTTATTTCGAGGCTGACGAGGATGTCGAACCCGGCTAAGAAAGACGGGGCGTCTCACGAGGCCAGGTTTACGGCTGAAGCCTTGATGCTGGGCTTTGACGTATTGGACCCGATAGGCGACTACTTGCCTTATGATCGTTTGTTGCTCAATTCCCGAGGGGAAGCCTTCAAGGTTCAGGTAAAGGGGACCAGGCACCGGCAAAAGGGCAAGCAGAGCTACAAGTTGATAGCGGCGACCGGCAAAAGCGGGACCAAGGTTTTGTTATCGCCTGACGAATGCGACGTGTTCGCCGCTTACGTTGTTCCGGCGGAGGCTTGGTATTTGATTCCGGTGGAGAAGTTGACGGCCAAGAGCGTCTGTCTTTCGCCGCAGAACGAATCGAGCGTTGGAAAATACGAACCCTTTCGGGACGCCTGGAACGTGTTCGCTTAGATTTTTCAACTATTTTCAGATATTTCGCAAAAGTAGTGCGAAAAATCTATATAATCTGTGTTGGCTGGGATTGTTTTCCGGCAGTGAGAAGCGACTCAACCAAACGCAGACATGGCTGAAAAAAGTAAAACTAGCGAGGCTCCGGCTACTGAATCGGGAGCAGAAGAAACCAACGCGGGTTCCATCACTACTATGGAAGATTTAGCTGCTTCGTTTACGGAGCGGATCGAATCCGAAGAAGTGGGGGAGGAGCCTACCGAATCCGAGGCGAAAGAGGCTACCGAGGCCGAAGGCGCAGAAGCGGAGGAGGAAGAGGAAGACGTTCTTTCACAGTCTATCTCGCATGAAGAAGATGACGAGCAGGAGGGCGAAGAAGAGGAATCGGAGGGGGAACCCGAAGAGGAATCGGAAAAGGAGTCACCGGCAGTCGGGAGATTGCTCAAGCAGGTCGGGAAACTGACGGCGAGGGCGAAAGGGGCCGAGGAGACGGTCGAGGCGATGAAAGCCGAGATTGCAAACCTCAAGACCCAATCGACCGGCGGGGAGACTCAAGCCCAAGAAACGCCCGTTCTGGACGACGTGAGCAACCTGGAGGATCTCGAGAAGATTCGGCAGGAAGCTTTATCGGCCAAGAAGTGGGCGATGAGTCATTTGGGAAAGGATTACGTCGAGAGCGACGGCAAGGAGTATGATGGGGATCAGATCCGCGAAATATTCGCCGCAGCCGACGACTACCTGACCGAAAAGATTCCGGCTCGAAATCAATTTCTACAGCAGCGCCAGCAATGGCAAGCGGACGCGCAAGCGACCTTTCCTTGGTTGGAGAGCCAAGAGGGCGAACTTTTCGATCTGTATATTCAGATACGGGGAAGCGCCCAATACTCTCCCATTTTGGATAGCTTGCCAAACGGCGATTTCGTGGGAGCCACTTTGGCTCGCGGAATCAAGGCGACTCAGGACGAGCAAGCGGCAAAAGCGAAGCCTAAGAAAAAGGCTCGAGCAAAACCGCCATCCAGTACGGAAGGCGACGCCGCCCCGCCAGTTCAGAGCAAGGAAGCGAGACAGGCTGAAAAGAAAAGAAAAGCCCTCGGCACCGGTCCGATATCGGAAAGCCAGTTAGCGGCTTATCTCACTTAACTTAATTTAATTCAACACGCCTGGGAGGGCAAAGATCATGGCAGTAGCAACCAGCTACAACGTAACTTCAACGCAGGGAGCGAGAGAGAATCTCGAAAACGTTCTTCGATTCGTGGAACCGACCACTACGCCTCTGTATTCAACACTTAAACAATCCGCCGCGCCTAAAGCGGTTCTGACCGAATGGCTCGCCGACGTATTGGCTGCTCCTGAAATCGGTGGAGTCTTGGACGGCGTGGACATGACGTTCAACACTGATTTCACCGATCAGATCAACAGTCGGGTCCGTTTGGGCAATCGCGTTCAGACAATCCGCCGCAGCTATGCAGTTAGCCGTCAGGCTCAAATGATAGACGTGGCTCCTGGCGACAGTTTGCTTGCAGCTTCCAAGGCAAAGAGCCTTTTGGAACTCAAGCGGGACATCGAGACTGCAATTGGTTCCGGCGCCTCTCAGCGCGCAGGTTCCGGGTCGGTCAAGGCATTGTCGCAAGGTTTGGGCGTCTGGTCCGATCCATCCGCCGTTGCCGCCGACATACCAGCTAGTGTTCGCGCTGTTTCCGGTAGTCGCTATAACTATAGCGCATCCGCCGGTCCCGCTATGTCGGAAGCGAACTTCCGCTCCGTGTTGCAAAGCGTGTACGAGGCTTCTGGCTCCAAGACCGATTACCGGTTGTTTGCCGCGCCTACCATTATGAATGAAATCTCGGACTTCAGCCGCGCATCCGCCGGTTCCGCGACTTTCAATCAGGAAGTGGGTGGTGGAAACCTGTCTCTTTCGATTACTGAGTACCAGTCAGACTACGGAACCGTGAAGGTTATCCCTGACTTGTTTCTCGGACGAGAGGAAGGTTCTGCCATCACTTCGTCTTCGACTGCGAACCCTGCCGTCATTACAACTGCGGCGGCTCACGGGCTTACGACCGCCGACACTGTAACGATCAGCGGAGTGACTGGGAATGACGCGATTAACGGGACGTTTGCAATAACAGTAACGGCTCCGACGACATTTACCATAACTGGCCAAACCGGAGCTGCCGGAGCTGGAACAGGCGGAGAATGGACACGCGGATATAACACTGCCGAATCAGTGCTTAACTCGAATCGCGCCTATCTCATTCCTGGCGACGACACGGTTAGCCTGAAGTTCCTCGAAGGAATCACGACCAAGGATTTGCCAGACCTGGCAGCCGGTCCGAGAGCCTTCGTTGAAGCGATGATCACGCTCTGCGTGACCAACCCGCGCGCAATCGGTTCGATAATCTAG